CGATGTTCGAGGCATCCAAAGTAGCGGTCGGCGCACTAGGAGCGGCCGCCACCACGGTGTTGGAATCAGTCATGTTGTGTGGTGTCTGCTGTGATGTCGGCGCGGTTGTCGCGCCATCGTCGGCAGCGTTAGTGCTGCCGGTCGAAAGTGTTTTGTCTGTGGTTTCTCCCTCCTCGATCTCGAGTTGGGCGTAAAGCGCTTTGAACCAGTCACGGCCAGCGGCACCTCCCCAGAGGTTGGCAGCCACGTCGGCCGGGGTGTTGGCTTCGGCCTCGAGGAAGCGCTCGTTGCGTCCCCACCAGGCGTTAGCTGTTCTAACCTTGTCCTCGGTGGGCGCCTCACCGGCCACTAGGGCCTCGGCGTCCAGGACGGTCTGCTTCTCGAGGCCATCACCAGCCAGGCCTTCGGCATACTGCTCCAGGCCGCGGCGAAGGTTGCTTCGGACGGTCTCAGGGGCGGTCTTGGTCACAGCCCGAGGATGCCAGCAGGCGGCGATAGACATTTGTTCGTCGGTGTGGCGATTGGCCAGGCCAAACTGGATGGCCTCGTCAGCGGTGAACCAGGTCTCGGATTTCATTGCAGCCCGAATGGACTCGATACTGCGACCTGTTTTCTTGCGGTAAATTCCTGCCAGCACCTCGGCGTGTTGATCGAGGGCGTCGGCCATCTTCCTCATGTCCTCCGAGCTGCCGGCCACCATGCCGGAAGGATCGTGAATCATTATCAGGGCAGCGTCGGCGATCTCTACGGTGTCACCTGCCAGGGCGATAATTGACGCAATCGATGCAGCGATGCCGACCACCCGGGTAGTCACCGGCGCCTGCCGGCCTCGCAGCATATTGTAGATGGCCAGGCCGTCCCAGACGTTGCCGCCTGGGCTATTGATCTCGACCACCAGGGGGCCGGGGCCGACCTCCTGCATGGCCTGGCTGAATGCCTTGGCCGATACACCGGAGCCACCGAACCAGTCCTCGCCGATCTGGTCGAATATCTGGAGCACCGCCGGCTCATGGACCGAGGCGCGGGGGCTGTAGGAAAGCCAGTTGGTTACTTTAGTCATTCGGTTTTCTTGGCTCTGGTTTTCCGTTTCTTGGGCTCGAGCACCGCAACCACCTCTTGGATGGGCTCGGCCGGGATAGGCTCGGGCATATCTTCGGAAGGAGGCTGCTCGAGAGCGGCCGCGGCTGGCTCCGGTGCTATCGGCTGCTTCTGAGCGGTCGAGATCTGAGAAACATCCAGGCCGTACTTGACCGCCAGGTCTTGGATGTACCGGGCCTGTTGAGCCTTGGACTCTAGGGCGGATCGCCAGTCGATGCCTCTGGCGCCGTAGATCTCGTCATAGGTCGTAATGCCAGCACCAAGCTCGTTGAGTTGGGCGGCAGAGTTGCGACCGACGTCGACGTTAGGCGCTCTTGGCGCCTGGATGGCGACCTCGTACCAGTCGTCGGGGCTGTCCCTGAGAGTCGAGTCGGTGCGGATGGCGTACTCCATGACGTATTCCCAGATACGTCGGGCGGCCGAGGCCATCACCTGGTGCCGGCTGCGGAACCATACCGAAGACATATCAAGTGAGCCCCGGTAGACGGTGCCCTGCATCGACTCTGGGAATACCAGGACGTAAGGAATACCGACGCCGGCGCACACCTTCTCGGTGAGGCTGCGCCAGTACTCACGCATATTGACGTTGGGGCGGTCAGCGCTGAACTGCTCGAACTCGTCGCCAGTCTTCATAACCTTGACCGAGGCGCCGAAGATGTTCTCGTAGTAGTTCTGGGCGGTGCCCTGGGATCCAGCAACACCGGATCGGAGGCTGGTGGCCTGCACCTCACCGGAGCTGGTCTTGATCACCTGGGCCACGCTGGAGGCGAGCTTGCAGGACTCCATCTCGAGCTTCTGGAGATCGTCCAGGTCGTGAAGGTCGTTGATTACACAGGCCACAAAAGGCAGGCCGCGGAGCTGGCCGGCACGTTGGGCCTCGTAGATGTGGACCACCGAGTCTGAAGAAATGGATCGGATGTCGGTAAGCTGTCCCTGCTGCTGCTCCTGGCCGCAATAGAAGGAGATGGCCCGACCCGTCTTGGGGTCAAACCGCACACCGTCGAACACATCGGGGAGGCCCTCCTGGCCAGCGGGAGTGGAGACCTGCTGCGGCTCAATGAGCTGCAATCGGGGCCGGCCGGTCTCGCCCTTGGTCAGGAGGACAAAACTTTCGCCATCGTAGAACCAACCACGGGCGGCCAATGACATCAAGGTGCCGAAAGATTGGCGGGATCCGATGTCAGGGTAGCGGCTCCAGGTGTCCCACCACTTTTTGGCTCGGAGATTCCATTCGGGATTGGAGGAAGCAGGCTGGACCGAGAAGTTGCTGCCGACGGTGTAATTCTCGAACAGGTCGCCCAACCTGTTCATGACGGCGTTATTTTGTTCAAAAAATCGTGATTTCCTGACGATCTGCTGCCGGGTCGAGGCAGTCACATCGAACCGCACCGAGGTGTAGCTAGTGTCTAAAAATGACCGGCGGATCGAGTTTGACGCGCCCTCGTAACGGTCGACAGGCGCCGACCGGAACTTGCTCAGGATGGTGTCGAGGAATCCCATCAGCTCATGCCTCGATAGCTCGCCTCACGGCGGAAGTTGGAGAAGTCGCCGCCGTAGGATGTCGCAGCAATGAGCACCACGGCCACCATCTTGGTGTAGATCTGGGCGTCGGTGGGCGTAAGGTTGCCGTCCTGCTCGAGGTAATAGACGGCCAGGTCGTAATCATCGACCAGGCTTTCCCACATCTCGACCATCTCGGATGGTGTGGGGGCGCCCTTGCCGGGCTCGGCGAACTCGACCGACACATCGGAGGATGATGTCGACCGGACCACCTGGCCAGACTCGATCACGGTGGCCGCGGCGATGGACTTAGCAGCCAGGGCAGCCAGGAGCGTCACACCACCCAGTGTCGCATAGACACTGCGGAGATAGGCTCGCTTGATGGCTACCGTAAAAGTGAACACCTCGGGCCGGATCTTCACCGATCCCAGGGTGACTTCAATAGGTTAGCTGGCTATTGACTCTGTTGACGTGACTAGGTCGTTCCACAACATGACCATGGCGAGCTGCATGATTTCGCAGTCGTGAAGATGGTCCGGCCATTTCTGATTTCTCTTAACCCAGACGTGTTTGATTCGGCCGGCTCGATTGGCCTGGGGGCGTAGGACGTGTGAGTCCAGGTGGCGCCAGTATAGTTCAGGGTCGGCGATGTAGGCACCTTCGGCCTGGACGCTGGGCGGATCCTGATGGACGCCCCATTCCCGGTCGATGTCGCCCTTCCTTAGCCTGGAGAGCATATCGCGGAGGTGCTCGGTGTCGAACACCAGGAGGGGCTGCACGACGTCGGTCCGCATCGACGAAGATGTCGACAAGCCAAACGGATGCACCGCCCCGGTGGCTGCTGTGAACCGGGCGCCGGTCTCCCGGCCTTTGAGCGGCATCCAGCCAATCACCATGGGCTTGCGGAGGCCGCCTTCCGGTGGGTATCGGAGGCCACAAGGGAACGTGATCGGGTTGGAGGTCACCGAGGAATAGGAGGCACAGGCGTCGTAAACGGTTTGGGTATTGAAGCCCGAGTCGATGCCGACATCCATGTCGTGGACCTCGAGGGCCACCTGCACCCGGCGAAGGGCTGCAAAGTCGTCGGCATGGCCGGCAGCAACCAGGGTAGAGTTGCCGTCTTTCCACTCGCGGCACACCCACCACAGGAACGGCGCCACGGCCTGAACGTCGGCGGTCAGATAGCGGCGGCCGCCATCGACGGTCACGGTCGTCGAGGTCTCGGTGCGCTCCTGCTGCACGTCCTGTTGCTCCCATGGCTCGGAAAGGTTTCCATTAACAAAGCCTTGGAGGCCGGCCATCGATGCCTTGGCCTCGAGGAACGAGACCGCCAGATATCCCCAGGTGCATTTGCGGTCGGGGCTATAGAGGCTGCTCAGGTGGTAGGACCGCACACCAGGCATGGCGTTTGGGTTCTCTGGGCGCCATTGGCCATGTCGAAGGGCTGCCACCTTGTGAGAGTCGGTGATTTTGCCCTGGCAGAGCTGACAGACGTAATGGGCCGAGGATCGAATCTTGGCCAGGTCGTGCTTGCCGTCCTCGGCCTTGGCGTCGTCCCAGGTCACCTGACGCCATTCCAACTTGATGTACTCACGGCAGTGGGGGCATGGCAGGTAGTACCGGCGCTGGTCGCCGCGGAGGAAGCGCTGCCAAATCCGGCCTTCGACCACCGTCGGTGTGCTGGTCATAAAGGCCTTGGAGCTGGAGAAGCTCTTAAGTCTCTGCTCGGCCAGGTCGAGGGCGTCGGCCTCCCGGGCTGTGGCTTCGGCAAACTTGTCGACCTCGTCAGCAATGAGCACCCGAACCGGGCGGCTGGCTAGGTTGGCCGGGCTGTTGGATCCTACGAAAGTCAGGGTCGACCTGGTGAAGTTCTGCTCGAGGTTGGTGATCTTGTCGGCCTCGGCCGGGTAGCATTCGAGCATGGCCGGGCTGTCCTCGAGCATCGGCAGCCAGCGGCTCTTCGAGAATGACCTGGCGAGGCTTTCGGTGGGCATCAGCCACAAGGCCGGGCTCGGCTCGTTGGCAATCAGCCAGGCCAGGCCGGCCATCAGGGTGGTCGTCTTTGAGGTCTGACTTCCCCAGCAGAGAGTCACCTCGTAGACCGTAGGGTCTTTCCAGGCCTCCATTGGCTCTCTGGTGTAGGGCCGTACCGAGGTGCTGAATGGTCCTGGGTGCTCGGTTTGCCGTTGGGTCAGCCGCAGCGATGCCTCGGCCCAGTCGACCACGGTCTGCATCGGTGTCGGCCGGTAGAGGTTGCGTCGGTAGTCCAGGAGTGAGCGCTGGAGGTCGGTCAGGATTTCCATGGATTTCATAGCAATTTTGGATTTTCAATGGACCGCCTTATGCATTCTCTCATGTGCGAATATTTCGCCAGTCCAGTTCCGTCGCATGAGTCCGCTCCGAGTTCCTCAAAGTATTCGTATCTGCCGGGAGTGTTGATTCGCCCAATATGGCACCACTTTCCAAGAATCTTAGACGCTTTGACAATCGCGGCAGCGTGACGGGAAATTTTCCATTCAGTTGATCCACCGATAAAGATCGCGTCGATTTCATCCCAAGGAATTGAGAGATTCTCTTGTCCATCCTGACAGACGAGCGCAATCGGCCAGCCGGTCAACTTTGGACTCCAACGCTGGAAGCACTCCAGAGTTCTCATCGCAGAACCGACAACATCCGGTGCAGCTACAAACCGGCAGAGATTTTTTCTGAGTTCATGCTTTTTGAGAGTCCGCATAAAAGCTTCAGCGTTGAACTTGCTGAAGGCTCCGTTGTCGATTCCAAACCTCCCATTTGGACGCTTTGGGTTCAGACCCGTAAGCGGAGTAAACAACTGCTCAACCTGAACTCCCAATTCGCTCTCGCACAAATCGAAGTCTGTGGATGTATCTAGCATCACAATCATAAGCCAGAATCGTTGAGCTTTAAACAAGCGGGACAGACTCCGCAGGGTTTCAATCCTGCGTTGTAGCAAGTCCAAATGTTGGAGCCGTTGATGCCCATGTCTTTTGCGATTCCGGCAATCTCCCATTTGCGCTTGTCGATGTACGGAGCGCATATTTCGACGCTGTAGCCGGATTCGTTGACTGTCTTTTGCATAGCTTCAATGAATCCACGTCGACAGTCTGGGAACTGCTCTTCATCGTCTTTGTTGCATCCAATCGTCACGGTGTCAGATCCAGACTCACAAGCGAAGTTGACGGCAACGCTTAGGAAGATGGCGTTGCGATTCGGGACAACCCAAGATTGCTCGGTGAGTCCACCAAGCGGAGGAAGATCCACAACGGTGAAGACTACTCCAGCAAGCTGCGCGTGATACTTAGCGCACAGAAGCTCTTGCCGGTGACGTTGTCGGTAATCGAACATCAACGCATGGAGTGCGTGACCCTGATTTAACAGGTCGTACATCATGGTTACACTGTCGAGTCCGCCAGATAGGAGATGGATAATTTTCTTGTTCATGCAGGGATTTCTCATATCAGGATTTCCATGGGTCGGTGTTGTGCAATGTTTTGAGCGCCACCTCCTGGACCCACCGCGTCAGCTCGCGCTCGGCGTGCTCGGGGTCATGTGGTGCAATACGGCCGGAGAGTTGTTTCGGCATGGCCTTAATGAGCGAGGCCACGGCGCCGTCGTGCTCCTGCATCACCCGGCGGACCCAGTCGCCGGAGACCAGACGACGCTCCTTCTCGGCCTGGGTGATCACCTCGTCCCTGGCGCTTGTAAGGTTCTTGGCTGCCGCGGCATGGATGGCGACCAGCCGGCCGGCGTCGGCTCGACCACCGCGGAGGGCATCGACCGCCAGGTCATAGGCCGCACGCTCGATTTGACGCTGCCTTTCGTAAGCGCCTTCTGGCGAGTCGGTGGCGGCGGTTGCGGTGTTGAGAGGGCTCTCGGCTTCTATAGGCCTGTAGGGGCCTTCCTGTTCGATTGCGGTGGTTGCGGTGGTGGGCGTTGCAATCGGGAGGCGCTTGGTGCGTGCCTTAATGTTTTTGGCTCGCCAGGCGTCGGCCGCCTCTGGGCTGTCCAAGGGCATTCCCCTAGAGACCAGGTCGGTGACGTAGCCCGAGGTTAGGCCGGAGTGCCGGCGGTAGTCTTTCTGGTTCATGGCTGCAAGGCGTCCTTGATCTCCTGGGGCATCATCGAGTCGGGCAGGTTGGCTGCGAATTGGAGCGCTCGGAACACACCGTCCCTTCGGCTGTCGTAGTTGCTGGGCACCAGGGAACCGACAATTTGCTCCGGTGTGGTGCCGCTTTTCATCAGCCGGATGAACCAGGCGGTATTGGCCAGGCCGAACTGGTCGACGAGGAATTGAATTTGGTTTGGCATCTTGGTAAATGTATTGACGACTTGATCGCTCGAGATGATAGGGGTCTCGCGTTCACC